TATTAACATCAGCAGGTAGTTTACCTGCGTTGCATATGTTATCGGTGTGTGTACAAAATGCAACTTCGATAGGACATTTAATAGAAAAAGACTTAGCTTCCATGAGGGAAGAAGGTCAAGAACCAGACGCATTAGAAGATTGGATGTACAATGCAAACATTACAGGAAAAACAATACATTGATCATGTGCCTACCCAACTTAAGCATTGGGCAGACAAGATGTATGACGCAGAGTTTGAAGGTAGGTGGCGGCAATACCATGAAGCAAAGTCACTCTACCTTCACTATAAAAAATTAAGTGACGAAGGAGTGGAGTATGAACCTAATTTTTAATCTAATAAAAAAACTTATTGACAAATTTTTTAAACATGATAAGTATAAACCTCATAAAAGATATATGAGAGGAAGGAGACAAGATGAAGTATGATGTTACAACTAGCCACATGTATACGCAACATTGGACAGTAGAAGCTAAGACTAAAGAAGATGCGGCGAAACAAGTGATGGAATCAAACATGAAGTTTGATAAAGTTACTCGTAAGTATGTGTCTAATAAATTAACCATGGGTTTGGTTACCATACCAGACGCAAAGATTATGTCAGTTGAACCGTTTGAGACGGCAGGCTTAGACGAACCACAAATAGAAACAATTAGTTACGGAGGAACAGATCCAGAATGAGTGAGGAACTAGAGATACCAACAGAACTATTAGAGAAAGATCCTATGGAACTTGCGGACAGCCAGAAAGATATTGATACAATCATTGAGTATCTACAAAAGACTCGTGAGAATATCAGAGCGGCAGAAAAATCTGGTAAAAGAATAACAGGTAAGGCGGCAAGAACTAAAGCTCAACCTGTAACAGAAGGTAGTATACTAGATGTGCTAGTTAAAGATGTCTAAACCAGATAGGATTCCGAAGTATGTTTATGTGGATGACAAACCTAAACAAGTGGTGTGGGATACGTCAAGTCTATCAACTTTCTTGGCGTGCCCCCGTCTATACAATCTAACAAACTTACGTGGGTATAAATTAAAAAGTTATGGTACGGTTACGGGCTTTGGCTCTGCGGTACACGACGCGTATGAGATATTAGATAGAGGTAGATTCCATAATAAAAATAAACAAGATACACTGCGTGAGGCTATTGAGTTTACACTTAAGAATTACGGAGCAGATCTATCTTTGTCAGAAGATAAAGCCAGAGGATTAGAAGCCGCACTTCGTGCAATAGTATGGAGAGTGGATGAATACTGGGATGATAATATAAAGATAGCGTCTATGCCTAATGGTGAACCGTGTCTTGAGAAAAGATTTGAAGTACCCTTTGGCGACACAGGTAAAAGATTTTCTGGTAGGATAGATAAGATCGTAGAGTTTGAAGGTGGCTTGTATCTGTGCGATACAAAAACAACAAAGGCTTCTTTAAGTGATATGTATTTTAGAAACTATCAACCAAACAATCAAGTGTATGCATACTTGTGGGCGGCGAGACACATATTAAATTTACCTGTGCGTGGATTTATTATTGATGCAGTTCAAACTGGTGTGCACTTTTGTAGATTTAATCGTGCTGTATTTAATGTATCTAATTTATCTATTGATGAATGGTATGCTGATACAGTACACAGCTTGGGAATATCTGAAGCCTATTGGGATAGTCAGTATTACCCTGCTAACTTTACATCATGTGGAAACTATGGTGGTTGTAAGTTCAGGGAAGTGTGTGCCGAATCACCTGACCACCGTGCCACATTGTTGAAGGAAGACTTTGAAGTTGCGTTACACGATGACCTGGTTAGAGAAGCAGAAGTCATACACGCAGAAAATTTATTTGGTAAAAAAACTTCTTGACAAAAATTTTAATTATGCTAATATTACAAAATACAGGAGATAAATATGGCAAGTATAAAAAATCATACATCAGTAGATGTAACCAAGTTACTACTCGTAGGAGATAGTGGCTCTGGTAAGACGGCTTCATTAGCCACTCTTGCGAACGCAGGATACAAGTTACGTATCTTAGATTTTGACAACGGCTTAGACATTTTACCCGAGTTCTTAACTGAAACAGGTGTCAACAATGTTTCTTATGTTACATTGAAAGATCCTATGGGTAGAGCGGAGGCGTTTCGTAAGGGTGCAACTTTAATTTCTAATTGGAAAGATGAAGATGAAGAATACGGTCCTGTTTCTAAATGGACTAATAAAGATGTGTTAGTTATTGACAGCTTAACATTGATGGGCGAGGCTGCACTTCGTGCTGCTCTTGTTTTCAATAACAAGAAGTCAACTGATCAAGCGTCGCAACCAGAATGGGGAACGGCGGCTCGTGATGTGCAACATATCATACAGTACATAACAGGATCGGAAGTGCCTTGTAACGTGGTTGTTACAACGCATATGCAATACATGGAAGGAGACATGGGCGTGTCCAAAGCGTACCCAACTAGTGTAGGTTCTAAACTATCTACAAAGCTAGGTAGATACTTCAACTGTGTATGCAGAATCGATACACGTTCTTCTAGCAAAGGAACCGAGAGGACTTTGCGTACTGTGTCTGATCACAGGATGGATCTAAAAGTTACTGCACCAAGTCTTATTGGTCAGACAACTGAATTAGATTTAGCTAAGTTGTTCAGTGCAATACAGCAAAATGCTCGTAAGAAATTGTCAGCCGACAATGTAATTAACTTAAATAAAGGAGGTAAATAATGGCTGAAATATCAGACTTTTTATCAATGAATCCAGATGACGTACAGGAGCAGATGCCTTTACCAGAAGGTAGCTACGACTTCGTTATCACATCTTATCGTACAGATAAGGTAGGTGAGAATCAGAATGAGATCGTAAGGATCAATGTTAAGGCAAACGCTGTCTTAGAATCTGAGATCACCGACGCAGACTTGGATCACTGCGAGCCAACCAGAATGGAGTTCTGGGCTACGGCTAGAGCGTTAGGACAGGGCAACCCTGTGATTTCTATTAAGAAATTCCTAACCAAAACACTCGGTATGGGTGGTGCTAACTTTGGCGAAATGCTAGAGCAAAGCATAGGTCAAACATTTTCTGGTGTTGTGAAGCACGAAATGGTGGGCCGAAACAAAGACATACTACAAGCGTCTATTAAAAGAATAATTAATAAGGCGGCGTAGTAATATGGGTGAGTATGCAGTACACAAGAATGTAACTTCTAAATTAATTGACGGTGCAAAGATTGCAATCGTCATGGACTATCCAACAGTTAACGAAGTTCGTTTAAATAAAATACTTGCAGGAGATTACATTCTAGGCAAGGTGTGTAAACTAGCAGGGATACAGCTGGAAGAATGTATGCTCACCCACGTCTTTCAAAGACGACCAGCACAAGAAAACTTACAAAACTTTTTTCACAAGAGAAGTGAATACAAGGCTTTGTGCAAGACTACTGAGTGGCGATCACCCTATCCGTCTTCGACGATGGGGTTTCTTAAACAGGAGACGCAACCACATCTAGAAAGATTGTACAAGGAAATCAATGACGCTAAACCTAATGTTGTAATAGCACTGGGGGCAGTATCATTGTGGGCACTAACAGGGTACGATAAGATTGGAACTTATAGAGGGGCGCTCATCTCCTCTAACACCTCACACATCAATGATGATATAAAAATAGTTCCTTCTTACGCCCTGTCTAGTGTGTCAAAAAATTATGCATTGAGATCTATATTATATTCTGATTTCAAAAAAGCAAAACAAGAATCTGAAACAAAAGAAATAAAAAACATCGAAAGAGAACTCTGGATCGAGCCGAGTATAAACGACCTAGATAAATTTAAAGAAGACTTCATAAGAAGAAATAACGCAGATCATCCTTTGGCATTTGATATTGAAACAGCAGGTGGGCGAATAACATGTATAGGGTTTGCCCCCTCATCTACCCATGCCATTGTAGTACCATTCACATACGGATACTGGAAGAAAGATGATGAAACAAAAGCGTGGAATTGGGTTAAAGATTTATTAGAGGACAAACAAATTGCAAAGGTAGCACAGAATCAATCTTATGATGTGTCATGGTTAAAATATAAACAGGATATAGAAGTTAAAGGTATAGTGCATGACACTATGCACGCACAACATTCTTTGCAACCAGAAATGGAAAAAGGTTTAGGCTTCTTAGGCTCCATATACACTAACGAGGGTGCATGGAAAACTCTAGCCAAGTTTTCTCAAAGCACGAAAGCCGATGAATAGTGAAGCGACCAAATTATTTCTCTGCCAAAGATGTAGACGAGAAGTGGGAAGAACATATAAATACAATACGTTTATGGCGTGCTGTATTAGATCAGACACTACAAGATTTAGTTTACGAAGGTAAAGGAAAAGAAGATAAGAAGGCTCATTTATCTGCATGGGAGTGGGTGAATGATGACAACGAGGACAGTGATTTTAATTTTATCTGTGACTTAGCAGATTTAGATGGGAGAACAACTCGTAAAGAAATTTATAAATTGATGGAGAAATTTTATGGTAGTAAGTATAGAAGAAAACTTGAAAGAAGCACTAAGGATATTGAAAGGGCCAAGGGAAAAAGAATACGGAGACAAACAAACTAATCACACAAACATTGCAAACCTGTGGTCTGCATATCTAGATACAGATATCACCGCACATGATGTTGCCATGCTTATGTTATTATTAAAAGTAGCAAGAACTAAATCACCGAACCCAACCAAAGATACTTATGTAGATATGGTAGGATACTCGGCTATAGCAGGAGAATTATTAGATGATAAAAGTAAGTAATAATAATCTAGATCTATCACCTTATAATGATGATCAGATCAACTGGATATATTGTGCACTTGATTGTGCTTTGACTCAAGAGATATGGGAGAAAATATCTAAGGACTTTGATGATACGACAAGAGGTACATATGATTTTGAAATCAAAAGTTTAAAGCCAGCCATGGCTATGACCTTGCGTGGCTTACGTGTTGACGAAGATAAAGTAAAAGCAATTAGAAAACCTTTACAAGAAAAAAGATTACAACTAGAAAGAATGTTACATTTGTTTTCAAGATCTGTAAATGGCAAAGACTTAAATCACAATAGTCCTGTGCAACTTAAAAAATTATTATACGAAGATCTTAACTTACCACCTGTCGTTTCGTACAAGAAAGGTAAACAAAAGATATCTACAGATCGTGATGCTTTAGAATCATTATCAGAATCTTATCCAAGAGCAAGACCTTTTGGTAGAACTATCCTGGCGTTGCGTGACATAGATAAAAACCTTTCTGTCCTTAGCTCCAAGCGTGACACAGACGGGAGAATAAGATGTTCCTACAATGTAGCAGGTACAGAGACAGGCAGATGGTCTTCAAGAGAATCACCATGGCGCACTGGTACAAACTTACAGAACATAACAAAAGATTTACGAGAAGTATTTATACCTGATGAGGGTAACAAAATGTTTTACGCTGACTTGGAACAAGCTGAGTCTCGTGCCGTTGCATACTTGGCTGCGGATCAAAACTACATAGATGTTTGTGAGAGTACAGATTTGCATACCGAGGTTGTGAAAATGGTATGGCCCAATCTAGGTTGGTCAGACGATCCTGCTCAAGACAGAGCGTTGGCTGATAAAAAATATTATTTACATCATAGTTACCGTGACATATGCAAACGAGCAGGACATGGAACAAACTATGGAGTATCGTCTCACTCTTTGGCTAGACAAATAAAGATCAAAGTGTCGCAGGCTACACGATTTCAGTTGCTTTATTTTGGTGGTGTGGTATCATCCACATCTTTAGAAAGATGGCATAAACAAGATCCACAAGGTGGATACAAAGAACTAATAGATCAAGGAGAGAAGATAGGAAAAGATACACTAAAGATAAAGGGGGCATTCCCAGGCATACGAGTGTGGCATTCAGCTATACAAAAAGAATTGCTTGAGAAAGGTAGTCTTGTCACACCTATGGGTAGACGCAGACACTTTTGGGATAGACTCAAGGATGCTTCTACTTTACGTGCGGCGATAGCTTTTGTCCCGCAGTCTACGATAGGTGACTTACTTAATCTGGGACTGTGGAGAGTATACGATGAACTGAAGGACTCTGGTGTGGAGGTGTTAGGCCAAGTGCATGACGCAATACTAGGCCAGTGTCATAAAGATAAGTTAGATGAACTCATGCCAATGGTGCTTGAGAAAATGCACAACCCATTGATGGTCAATGGACGTGAAATGATAATACCTTCTTCCGTAGAGGTAGGAGATAACTGGAAGGATATGAAAACATGGACAAAGTAAAAAAGATATATGTCGAAGAGGGCATGATAGTTGTTAAAGAAAATATAAATGATAAAGAAGTTGTTACCAAATGCCATGGCTTAGATATAAAAGGGCCAAGTGAAATGAAGTCTGATGAAGACGGAAACATTTGGGTAGAAACAGAATCAAACGTGGAAAAAATCGTGAGGATAAATCCAGAAAATATACGCAAGACTAATGCTAATTAATGCCACGAAAAAACAAAGATTTTGTTAAGGCATGTGTTGACGCTGTAAAAGATAGTCCGATACCAAAGCCGTTTGCAAAGTGGACAGCTTTGTCTGCTGTCTCTGGTGCATTAGGTAGAAGTGTTTGGTTTCCTATGCCTAACTACAACATAGGTTCTAATCTTTTTGTCATACTGATTGCATCGCCAGGCAGAAATAAATCTGTAAGTTTAATACTACCATTCTCAAAAGTATTTAGCAGACTTACTTCACCTGTTGGTGCGACAGAAGATGATCACAATTTTAATTCTGGATTAGATGATTACGGTCTACGTAAGTATCCTTTGTATAGTATACAAGATAGGATAACACCAGAGAAACTTGCAGTTGATATGACAAAGATTACTCGTATGGATATGCGTTTGGGTAATGAAGAAAATGGTTTTGAATTTTATGATTCATCCTTGACTCTTGTTACATCAGAGTTTGGTACATTCATGGGTCGTAATGAAAGATACTTACAAATGTTTTTAACAGACATGTGGGATGCCAAAGATTCTTACAGTCACAAAACAAAAACTGCTGGTGAATATATAATACAAGGTCCTTGTTTAAATTGGATAGCTTGTGCTACGCCTACACAGTTTGTAGATAACTTACCAGAAGATGCGAAGTCACAAGGTTTATTATCTAGAATCATACCTGTGTATTATGAAGGAGAAAAGATACCGCAAGATCTTAGACAAAAAGTTATTAGTGAACACACCATCAATGAGTTACGAAATGATTTAAGTAACATAGCTAAGATGCATGGCCCTATGGAATTTGAAAGAGATGCATTTGAGTTGGCTAATACAGATATCTTTGATGGCATACAACCAGAACCAACTGATCCACATCTGTCAGAGTATTGTCAAAGACGCGTGTCACACTTTTTAAAAGTTGCTATGTCTGTGTCAGCTTCACGATCTTCCAGTCTTAAGATTACAAAAGATGATTGGGAAACTACAAAAGAGATTATGTTTGACATGGAACAAAACATGCCCAAAGCTTTAGAAGGTTTTGGTATGGCAAAGACAGGTAGGATTGCTCATGATATGAAGGTGTGGCTAGATGCCACACTTCTATCTGGTAACAAGAACCATATGCAGTTGCGTTTCTTTAAGCGAGAACTGCTGAGAAAGATACAGAATCCTGGTGAGTTAGATCAGACGATCAAGGCTATGCAAGATTCTGGCTATATAAAGTTGGAGGGAAATTTAATTTTTCCAAAAAAGTAATTGCGTGATGAAATGAAAAATGTTATACTGCGCACTTTGTGTGTAAATAGAGAGGAAATATGAAATTAAACATTGATATAAGTAAAGACGAAATGTTACCCAAGAATGCTGTGGATATCTTGCGTGACAGGTACATGCTACCAGAAGAAATAAGTCCACAAGAATCATTCGCTAGAGCCTGCATGGCTTTCGCAGACAACAAGGCACATGCCGAGAGATTGTACAAATATGTATCTAATCTATGGTTTATGTTTGCCTCACCACTATTATCTAATGGTGGCACAGACAGGGGTTTACCTATATCATGTTTCTTAAACTACGTACCCGATAGCAGAACAGGACTGGCTGAACACTATACAGAAAACATCTGGCTATCTAGCATGGGGGGCGGAATAGGGGGTTATTGGGGCCATATTCGCTCACAGGGACAGTCAACTAGTAAAGGTAATAAAACCACAGGGGTCATTCCATTTATGCACGTAGTGGACTCACAAATGGTAGCATTTAACCAAGGATCTACAAGACGTGGGTCGTATGCTAGTTATATGGACATATCACACCCAGAGATTATAGAGTTTATGGAGATGAGAAAGCCTAGTGGTGGAGATATCAACAGAAAGAATCTAAACTTACACCATGGAGTGGTAGTATCAGATAAGTTTATGAAAGCAGTAGAGGGAGATCTGGACTGGGATCTGATAGATCCTAACAGTAAAGATGTAGTTAAAACTGTAAAGGCTAGAACCCTGTGGATAAAATTATTAGAAACAAGAGTAGCAACTGGAGAACCATACATTATGTTTGGTGACACGGTACAAAGAGGGCTGCCAAAAGAATTAAAAGCAAAAGGTTTAAAGGTACATCAATCTAATTTATGTAGTGAGATTACTTTACCTACAGCAGAAGACAGAACAGCAGTGTGTTGTTTGTCTAGTTTAAATTTAGAATACTTTGATGAGTGGTCACAAGATGAAATGTTTATAGAAGATATTGTTAGAATGTTAGACAATACTTTAGATTCATTCATTAAATCTGCCCCCTCTACCATGTGGAGAGCAGTAAAGAGTGCTCAATCAGAAAGATCTATCGGACTAGGCACGATGGGTTTCCATTCTTATCTACAAAAGATTGGCATCGCATTACAAAGTCCTATGTCTATGGGTCCTAACATGAAAATATTTAAACATATAAAAAAGAAATGTGACAACGCCAACTATCTTCTTGGAAAAGAAAAAGGTGAAGCGCCAGATATGAAAGGCACTGGTAAAAGATTCTCACACATGACAGCTATTGCACCTAATGCAAGTAGCTCTGTTATCTGTGGCAACACATCACCAAGCATAGAACCGTTACGTGCGAATGCATTCTCTCAAAAAACTTTGAGTGGTTCTTTCTTGTTAAAGAATAAATATTTAGAACAACTATTAGAAAAGAAAGGGATGAATACAAAAGATGTTTGGTCCAGCATTATTACTTCTGGAGGGAGTGTTCAGCATTTGGACTTCCTCAATGCACACGAAAAGAATGTATACAAAACAGCAATCGAAATTGACCAAGCCTGGTTGGTTGACCTCGCGGCAGAAAGACAAAAGTACATCTGCCAAGCGCAGTCGTTAAATTTATTCTTCCCACCAGATGCAGATGTCAGAAGATTAAATAGTGTTCACAAAAGAGCGTGGACAAAAGGGTTAAAGACTTTGTATTATCTACGAAGTGAAGCTATCAAAAGGGCAGAGAATGTATCTATAAAAGTAGAGAGACAGGTCAGAGCAGATAGCAATGAAGATGAATGTGTAATGTGTCAAGCGTAAGGAGGGAACATGTCAGTATTTGAAGCACGAGATTATTACAAACCATTTAAATATCCATGGGCCTTTGAAGCTTATGATATGCAACAGAAAATGCATTGGCTTCCTAGTGAAGTACCGTTACATGAAGATGTAAACGATTGGAATAATCGTATGGACAATGCAGAAAAGAATTTAGTTAAACAGATATTAACTTTCTTTACACAAGGAGACGTTGATATTGCACAAGCTTATATGGATGTATACATGCCTATGTTTAAACAACCAGAAATAAGAATGATGTTGTCTGCTATCGCAACTAGTGAAGCAAATCACGCACACTCTTACTCTTTGTTGAATGACACGATAGGTATGGATGACAAAGAATATAAAGCGTTTCAAGAATACGCGGCCATGAACGACAAGCATGAATATCTCTGGCAAAATAAGGGGGGCACGAGAGATGAACAGCTTGTTCGTGACATGGCTGTGTTCTCAGCATTTGGCGAAGGCTTGCAACTGTTTGCAAGTTTCGTCATGTTGCTGAACTTTCAACGTCATGGTAAGATGAAAGGCATGGGGCAGATTGTCGCATGGTCTATTCGTGACGAGTCACATCATGTAGAAAGTATGATAAAATTATTTCACTGTCTACTAGATGAGAAGCCACACGTTTGGAATGATACTTTTAAAAAGAGTTTATATGATATCTGCAGAGACATGGTAACTCTGGAAGATAGATTTATTGACTTGGCTTTTGAGTTAGGTCCTGTTGAAGGATTGGAACCTCACGAAGTTAAACAATACATACGACATATAGCTGACCGCAGACTACTACAGCTAGGATTGAAACCTAACTTTGGTGTCAAAGATAACCCTTTAGAGTGGGTAGACTGGGTAGTCAATGGTGTAGAGCATACAAACTTTTTTGAAAATAGATCTACAGAGTACGCAAAAGGCGCACTTAAAGGGGATTGGGCTGATGCTTTTTAGCTTGACACAAAATCGAAAGTGTGCTATTATTACAGAATAAGGGGGGCAGAAGGGCAAGCTGATTTAGGTTGGTTTGCCCTTAGCTTTTTAAGGAGAAGTGTGTGAAAAAATTTGAAGGTATAGATAGGGATAAGTTTATTGGTGGTTGGTATATACCACATGATATCTGTGACAAGTTAATAGAATGGTATCATGATAATAAACAGTACCAAGTCGAAGGTGTAGTTTATAATAAAAATTTTGAAGGTGGTTTTGCTACTGATCCTAGTTATAAAGAATCAACTGAGATAGGTATATCAAATGAAAATGGAGACTACCCACTTAATCAATACAGAGTGTGGCAACAAAGAGTTTTAGAGGCATACTTAAGAGAGTTTCCAGACTGTCATACCATGTTAGATCCTTTTAATATTAATGAACCGTACAATTTACAATACTATGCTCCGAACCAAGGTTTCAAACAATTACATGCCGAAAGAACTGGTAATCAAATGTCCAAAAGAGTTTTAGTATTCATGACATATCTTAATGACGTGCCAAACGGAGGTACAAAGTTTCCAAGTCAATCATTTATAGCGCCTGCAGAAAAAGGTTTAACATTGATATGGCCTGCGGAATGGACTCATGCTCATGTGGGGCAGATTAGTCCGACTAACGAGAAGTATATTATAACAGGATGGTATTCATTTTATGAATGATTTTACACAAGACGAATTAAAAAAATATATTAAAGAGTATCAAAAGCGTAGTAAAGATGCGTATTCTAGATCTCGTTCTATGCGTGTCGATCCAAAAGAAAGGGCAAAATATCACAGAGAATATTTAGATTGCCAAGCTATGATACGTAACATAAATTACAAGATGACGAAAGATACGTGGTTGTATAATGACTTACCCAACGGTCATTTTGTAAAACACTTTAGAGTTCTAGCTTCTGGTGATCCAAACAGGGTAGGTAAATTAATAGACGGATTTGGAAGGGAGTATGATGTACCAAGAAAAAGAAACTAAATATGATGGGTATGCTAAAAAATTATTCTATGATTTTAGAAGAGGTAAGAAAGGCAAGGTGCCTATATGGGAAAGACTAGATTTTAAGGACAGAGATGAATGGCGTGGTATAGCGCAGGCTTTAAAAAAAGAACGAAAAGAACTTAGAAAACAGGAGACAAAACATGGACACAAAATTACAAAAAGCAGTTAATGCTTTAGTATTAGCCAAAGGAAATAAGTCCGAAGCGGCTAGAAGTTTGGGTATTCCAAGACCCACTCTTTGTGATAGAGTAGCCAAAGCCAAGAGACATAACATAACACCAACTGTTAAGTCTCCTGACTTGGAAGTTGCTTTAGCAGAACAGAAGATGACACATGACATACAGATAAGAGATCTTAAAAGTCAATTAGAAGAAGCAACATTACAAAATGTTACAGCTAGTTACATACGAAAGCATGTATTTAAATTAGGTGAGTATGACCCCAAGCCACCCAAGTGGACAATTAAATCTACTCCATCTAAAAATACACCAGGTGTACCTACATTATTCTTATCTGATTTTCACTACGGAGAAGTAGTTAAGAAAGATGCGGTAAATAATCTAAATAGTTTTAATAAAAAGATTTCACAAACTAGATTAAAAACTACAGTAGAAAATGCCATAGACTTATGTCACAATCACATGGTGAATCCTAAGTATCCAGGAATAGTACTGGCCTTGGGTGGTGATATGATGTCTGGTAACATACACGATGAGTTAACAGAATCAAATGATGGCACAACTATAGATCATGTATTAGAATTATTTGATCAACTGATCTGGACAATTACTACACTAGCTGATAAGTTTGGTAAGGTATTTGTACCTACGTGTTACGGTAATCACTCTCGTGCTTATCAGCAGTACAGAAATAAAGAAGCTGCACATCTTAGTTTTGATTGGATGCTGTATAATTTATTAGAGAAACATTTTAAATCTGTTAATGATAACAGAATTAAATTTCAGATACCAACTGGATTCGATACGTATTATAAAGTATACGACACTACATATCTACTAACACACGGCGATAGGCTTGGTGTGCGAGGAGGTACTGGTATTGTTGGAATGCTTGGGCCTATTGCGAGAGGAGTTCAGAAGGTTAGATCAGAATATACCAACCTTGGTAAGTCCATTGACTATGTTATCATGGGGCACTTCCATCAGTATATATCTATCAAAGGAGCTATTGTAAATGGCTCTCTCAAAGGTTATGACGAGTACGCTATGAGTAATCGTTTTGCTTTTGAAACACCAAAACAGGCTTTATGGTTTACACACCCACAACATGGTGTAACTTTTCAAGTACCTATCATTTGTGAAGAAGCACCTGTTAAAAAACGTGGTAAACAATGGCTTCAATGGGCCGCATAAATCCGATTCATTGGGGGCTTGAATGTGCCCCCTTTGTCTGGTATAATGTAAGATTATTTGGAGGAAATTATGAATAATCAACCATGGACAGACGATCAAATGTTTCAAATGGGCATTGTTAAAATAGGTGGCGATGCTGTTAAAGTAGAAGAACCAAAGGAAGAAGACAATGGCGATAAGCAGAGCGGGGATTAGTAAACAATTAGAAGGTAGACGTAAGACTCCGCCTAGACATTTGGAACATAAAGTTACTTTCGGTAAGCGACAAGGTAACAGAAACGATAAAAGACCAACATATAAAGTTAAGTCGGCTAAAATAAAACAACCTTTGAAGCCAACTAAGACTGCGGCGCAAATTGAAAAGTCAATAGGAGCCTGATGATAAAAGTATTTATGGCAATAATAATTACATCAATGCCAAACTGGCCATCAGTAAAGTATCAAGGATATTTATATCCAGATATGGATACGTGTTTAATATCCACTGAAATGTATATAGAAAATTTTAAAGAGTATGCCAAAAGTCAAGGAGATTATAATGCTCACTTTGATTCTATATGTTTTGAAGTGGACTCATATCCAATAGAAATGTTTGAAGATATGAAACTAGGGATACCCTCTAATGCCTGAATGTATTAACTGTGGTCATGCGTGTCACTGTAGCAATGGCGGTTCTTGTATGGGCGGTCAATGTGAATGCTCTAACTGTGAGCACGACGATACAGAAACCGAAAGGATATGGGATGGAGGGTATTAAAAATTTAATATCTGGAGGTATGAACGCCTTAGGTGATTTAATTCATGGTACCAAAATGGATAATATACTTAGAGATAATTACGGTTTAAGCAATGAAACAATAAATAATTATGCTAATATAGTATCTGGTATTGAAAGTAGTTACGGAGAAAATTTAGACAATCCAAAGACTACTGCAAAAGGTATATATCAATTTACAGATGATGCATTTGAAACAGCTATTCAAAGAACTAAAAATGTGTATGAAGCCAACGGTTACAGCATACCATTGTGGCTATCAAAAGCAGAAGAAATAGGAGTAAAAAATTTAAAACCAGAACAACAAAAAGATTTATTTTTAGGAAATTTACAACAACAATTAACTGATAAAGATAATGATTTAAATGAAACAAGATCTACAACAGAGTTGTTAAAAGCATTTGAAGATGGTGATAAAGAAGCTGGTTATAATTTGTTTGCCATATATCACCATACTGATCCAGATAAAGCTACTAAAGACAGAGGATATAAGTTCTTTGGTATAGAATCATAATGAATGGAATGGTTAATAGCAGTTATTACAGGAGTGATTGTCCAAGAGGGCATAAAGGAAGTAACCCAAGTAACGAATGGAGGAACTAGAATGTTAGGAGGATTGCCTGTAGAAATGATTACAATGCTTGGCTCAAGCGTACTTGGTGGAGTTATGTCTATCTGGTCGCAGAGTATCAAAGCAAAACAAGATGAACAAAAGATGTTATTGGCGAGAGCTGATAAACAAATGTCTTTCGTAGAGAAAGCAAGAACATATGAGAACAAAGGGTTTCAGTTTACCCGTAGGATTATAGCTTTATCAGCAGTGTTTGCTATAATTGTGTGGCCCAAAATCGTACCTGTATTTTTTGATACAAGTGTTTGGATCACATGGACTGAGTTATCAAGAGGATTTTTATTCTTGATAGAACAAAAAGAGGTGGTACTAGATAAAGAATTTTTTGGAGTGGTTATAACTCCTCTGGATACACATCTCATGTCAGCAATCATTGGTTTGTATTTCGGAGGTAGCCTTGTTAAAAGATAATTTAGTACTAGCTTTTTTAGTAACTCTTATACTTTGTATAAGTGTACCTGCATGGGGGGATTCAAATAATGATAACAATGCTCAAACAAATTCGTCAGGCAGTAACACCCAAATCACAGGTGGATACACCTCGACCACGACTAACACCTACGCTGGAGGGCAGACCAATACCACGACGAGTACCACTACATCAAGCACGAACGGGGCAGAAATACCACCGCCTTCCGCAAACAGTCCATCCTATTCAAGCATGTCTCAAGACGTGTGCTCGATGGGGGTTAGCGGTTCTGTTAGCACTGGTGTATTTGGGCTTTCTGGCGGTAAACATGTAGTTGATCTCAACTGTGAGCGTATTAAACTTGCTAAAGTATTACAAGACTTTGGTATGAAGGTAGCAAGTGTCGCAGTATTATGTCAAGATCCTCGTGTCTTTATGGCGATGGAAGCTGCAGGCACCCCGTGCCCATTCGACGGTAAGATAGGCGCCGAAGCTGCTGCATTGTGGGATACGTACGAAGAGTTAAGACCAGACTATAAACTGTATAAGGAACGTATGGAAATTAGAGCAGAAGTAGATGCAGTGATAGCGGCAGAGTTGGCAGATCAAATAGCTAGAGATGAAGAAGCTGCTAGAAAAGCACAAGAAGAACTAGACAAACAGTTAGAAAGTCAAATAACAGAAACCGAAGCACCAGTAATATACGTACCGACTCTTAACGTTCATCAATGAGATGGTTATACTATAGCATATGGCTTTCAATAGCCATATCTTTTCTATGTGTTTACAGCGTTGCAAACGCACAGACTGTAACTACAGAAAACCTTCTTAACAATTCCACTTTTGGAACTGGCAATACTACAACTACGACTGGTTGGTCAACAGATGGAGACGATGGTATTCACACACATGGTGCTTGGAATGGATTTCCATACGAAACAGGTATGGATAGTAGTGGAGGTGTATTAGCATTTGAAGGGCATGAAGAAGATAATGTATATCAAGATGTAGATATAGTAGATGATGATCACTTAACACAATTCCAAATGAACCAAGGGTTTACCTCTACTATGGGGGCAGACGTATGGTTTTGGAATAACATAGAAAACACACTTACTCTTAAACAAACTATTACAGGAGCTGATGGGTCCGTGTCTACACAAGTTAGAGAGATAACTGGCACTAGCGGTTCAACTGGTAACAAGTTTACAAACTATACAAATGAATACATCCAAGGTTCAAATACACAAACAGATATTACAATTAGGGCAGAGTTATTTAATGAAACTGCAGGCACGGCTTATGATAATTATCATCGCGGTCCAGATGTAGATAACGTTACATTAACTTTAACATACAACAATCTGCCCCCTATTAATGAAGATGCACAAGAAGCTATAGATGATATAGTAGATGTTATAGACGATATACCAGAAGATTTCTTTGAAGAAGAATTTACTTTTGAAGACGAGTTTATTATCATAGATCTACTTCCAGAAACAATGCCAGAAGAAATACCTTTTGAAGATATAGAATCTTTTGAGGAATTTGAAGAAATGTTTATTGTTGCAGAAGAGATGGAGATAATAGAAGAAGCTGACATGGAAGTTATTGAGGAAGAAGAAATAGAAGTAGCGGAGATGGAAGCGGAAGCTGAACCCATGATGGAAGTCGAGGAGGAAGCTACCATAGAAGAAGCGGAAGAACCAACAAAGGAGGTTCAGAATGAAGAGACTATGGAAGATACTGGTGAATCAATGGAAGAGGAGCCAGAAAACAAAGAGAGCGTATCGGAGGCTAATGAGGATGAAGATGAAACAACTGAAGAAGCAGAACCCGATAGCGAAGAATCTGAGGACACCGAGGTACAGACTGCAGAGGCAGGAGACGAAGAAAAGATATCAACGGAGTCCGAGAAACAAATTGAAATATCTACAGATGTTGGAGGAACTACAGTAGAACTTAAGAAAGTTGAGAAACAACTTAGCAAAATTGATAGGATGTTAATTCAACCAGAGTTAGATTCCTACAAGGAGGTACAGTTTTACGAATCTAAAGATATCTATCAAGATGCTAACTTAGAATTATTTGAGAATCAGGTAGATTTGGGTAGCTATAGTATACAAATATATGCTGGTGTTACCCTGTCTGCCTATTCTGCTAATGATCCTATGCAAATCTTCGAAGAGAGGATGGAATTTTTAGCTAGACAAAAGCTATCGATTATGTTAGAATTAAAAAAACTTAAGGAGAACTGATGAAAATTATAGAAAAACTTAGTACATATGCCGCACTTGTTGGTGTGATTGGAGCGATCGGCGGAGGGTTCTATACCTGGGGCCAGTTCAATACACGACTTGATGCAATAGAAGCTACGCCATCTGTAGATCTATCGCCACTAATAGAAAAAGATAAAGAGTTATCTGCAAAGATAGATGATGCACTATTATATGCCAACGAATATAAAGTAGATTTAATAGATAGAATTAAAAAAGTAGATGATAAAATTACACCTGTAGACTTGACGTCAGTGTTTAGTGATATTGCTAAAGTCAGAGAACAAATGGCAATGATTGATATACCTAACATTGATGGACTTAAAAAAGATATTAAGGAAATCAAAGCGGCGTTATCTGAAATGGAAAAGAAACTTGCTGTAGTAGCAAAAGAAAACGAATTACAAGATATACTTATAGAAGAGATAAAGCAATCGGCTAATAACCCTTTGGCTAATTAAGACCTAGGGCTTCTCTTAATCTTAATTTTTGAGCAACTGTTTCCTGCTTGCCTTTCATGATGGCATAGTTAGGATCAGCTGCTCTTAATGCATCATCAAACTTTCTATTTAAGTCTGGTATAAACATTTGATTAGGATTGTTTTGATTATGTTTCATAACATCTTTATATATCTCCTGTATCTCAGCTTGACCTTCATTAATTAAACTACCATTTCTATTTTTACCACCCATAATTATTTTTATATAAGCGTTTTCTATTCTAGCATTTATTCTTTGTTTAAATACATTACTTGCTCTGTCCATCTTACGCATCAAGAATAAAGCTTCTCTATTTTTAGCTATCTCTGTAGGTGTAAATCCTAAAAACTGTGATAACACATCTACTGCCCCTATATCATCCGTTACAACGGAACCATAAGATGTAGTTAAATAGCCTTCTCCTATCATATAATCTAAACTTTTAAGTGGATTCTTAATACCAAGTGGTAGTGATTGTATGAGTGCATCTCCCCATCTACCTTCTCTTACACCAAGAGTAGCTAAGTTATTAAAAAAGTCTATAAATACAGAACCTGGTGCACCTAAAAACTCTTCTGCCCTTGCACCCGTATCAACACCAGCAATAGAAGCTGCTGCTCTGATCTGTGTAGACCAGGGGGCAACACCAAAACCAATACGTCTTTGTACATCTACATTTAAAAATGCACTTAGCATTCCAGACTCTAATGCTTCTATCATAGTTGGACTCCAACCTGCTGTGTATAGCATGTTTCTAAACTCTGATCTTACGTCAGCATCTACGCCTGTAATTTCTTTTCTAACTAAGTTGTATATATCTTCTGCATCTTCACCACCTGGCAATCCAAATAGACCACCCGTAATTAACATCATCAACATGATACGAGCAAATGCACGGCGGCCCACCTTGTTTTGCAATCTACTTTTATTTGCTGCCATACCTACTGGATTTAATAAACGATATAATAATCCAAACATTTGACTTATGTATGTCATGAATAAAGCTGGTAGTGCACCAAATCCTCTAGCTAATCTTGGTCTGTTTTCTTTGCCGTATACACCAAATGTTTCTTCAACCATAAATCTAGCAAAAGCTTCTGGCGTGTTGCCATATCTATCTTTTTGATTTTGATAATCCATATCATTACCATACAGTACTTCTGCTTCTTCTAATACTTTAGGATTTTTACTAGCTAATCTATATGCTGTCATGAAAGCTGTGATACGTGATATTGCTTCAAAGGTGTTAAATGTACCACCTACAAATATATTCTCAAACTTTCTAAAATTTTTTCGTGCAGCTTGCTGTGTTCCAACTTGTGTACCACCTGGTCCTGGAACTATACCAGCTTCTTGCATAGCTTGTCCTTGTTTAATTGTACCATCTGCAACTGCAGTGTATATAGCTTCTGCCATACCTGGCTCATCATCAAATACTTTAGTAAAATCTATAAATGCATCTTCGTATTGTCTGTTAAATATAGACACCATAGTTCTTGCGTCTGCTATAGCTTTACCTAACTCTACAGTAGTAGCTTTTGTTCCTGCCATTTGTGATAGTAAAGGTCCTGTGAATTGAAATAGAGACATTGTCTGTAACATAGCTGACGATATGTTACCACCTAAGTACCACCAGAATCCCATACGTCTTAGGTTTGCAAACTCTTGTATAGGATCTTCTGTGTAATCAAAGAACGACTGAGTTGCTTCTTGTAAGTTTACATCTTTTACATTTTGTGCATACTCTATCGTGTCTCCATAATGTTTACGTATTAAAGGTTGATATCTGTTACGTGCTATTGCTTCACTAGCAGTCATGATGTACTGCAATGTACCTCTTGTAAAGTCTGCACTGTAACCTGGCACACCTTCTAATCCTACACTCCTGTCTCTTGGTGTTCTATACGCACCAATAGGACTAATATCTTTATCTAAACCTTTTGCTGCCAATACTTGTCGCATTTCTTTCATAGCTTCTTGGAATCTTCTTGCGTTTGTATCTGACATAAACTGTGATAAATATTCTATAGATACTGTGGGCCCTGCTTCTTTTATTAGTCTTCTAACTTCTTGTATGGTCATTACTTCTGGTTGACTTACTGTTGCGTTAGGATATTTACTAACTAACTCAGAACGTTTTGCCGCAGCTTTTCTTAAAGCCGATCTATTTCCAAATATTTCTGTACCTACACTACCTTCAAATGTTTCATACCATATTGTTTTACCTTCATCATCTTTTACAGAAATAAAAGCTGTACCAAATCTTTGTAATGGCACGTATGGTTTACGCATATAACCTTCTGCCACGTTTGCTTCTGCTAGTAGTTTATTTAAACCTGCATCTTGATTGCCTAACAATCTGTTTATAATCTCTGCAAACTCTCCTGTTACCATGCCTCTACCTATCATTACATTAGATAAATTATCTACAATAAATTTAATTTGTTCTGCACTTAAATTTTCTAAAGCATATAGCTGTTGTTCTTTTTTTAAACTATTAAACTCTTCTGCATTTAATAAATTTACAGTGCCCCCTCTTGCATCGGATGAAGTTCTAATTTCTTGGGGCAAATTTGGAAAGAATGTACGTATTACATTTAGTGCTTCTGTTAAATCTTCTGTATGATCTCTTGCTATAGTTGCTTTTAAGTCTTCTTTTATTATAGATGCCATAACTAATTGATGATCTTTCATGGCCATAGCTACATCACCTGTTAGAATTACAACTTCTCCTGCTACTACATCAAGATCTGCTGCACCACCATCTGCAGGAGCTACAAAAACTAACTCACCATTCTCATTAAACTCTGGGAACTGTCCTGTCATCTCCATAATAATATGTGCTTTGTTTATTCTTTCATTTACTACAGGATCTTTTTTAACTTCTAGATATCTTTCTTTTAACCTAGCAGTTAATGACATCTGCAAAGATCTAGATTTAAATATCTTATTCATAACATTTGCATACATTAATCTAAATGGTGTATCCATTTTAGCCCATGCTCTTGCGTGTCCTAGTATTCTAGAGAAGTAAGACATCTTTCTAGGAGTCTGTGATGAACCTGGTTCATATGCCTGCTCACCATCTTTGATGGCTTCTTTTAATTTTTTAGTTGCAGTTCTTTTCTGTTGTCTATTCATTCTATTAGCTGGGTCTTGTACTTCACCCATCTCATATCTAATAGCAGGATTGTTTGCAAAGTCATTGTTGTATGGTCTGTTAAATGTAAACGAACCATCATCGTTTTGGTTATACTCTTCATAGATATCATTAAGAATAGAGCTAGCTTGGATTGTTTGAATAGTAGTGGATGGACCTTCTCCTTTCAAAATACCTTCACGTAAAAATGTTTTTATTCTTTCTTGATTAACAGGGTCGTATCGGCCATTTTTATTAGCCTTGTAAGCATCTCTATTGCTTGCTCTATTAAAGGCGTCGTCACCCTCAGATTCTTTGACTGTAAATCTAAT